CACAGATAGCCTTGAGTTGTCCAAGCAGCGGCTGTGGGTAATATGTGCCGCCGGGCAACGTCTGATTGACGCCGTTGTTTATAAACGGAACGCCCATTTTAGCGGCGACTACGCTGACCATCTGCGCGACACTGGTCGATACCGGGAACGACGTGGGCTGCGCGGGCGCAATGGCTTCGAAAAACCCTGTTTGCGCTTGTACAGACAGGTACGCGTCGGGCGGCCCGCTGTAGTCCGGACCGGCCTGCACAATCGCGCCAGCGAACACGGCTTGCCACGATTGGCCGCCGTCGCTTGACGCTTCAATCAGTACAGTGTTGTTAATAAATCCCGGCGTGCCTGTGCCGTTCAAAATGCTGGTTACGGCAAGCGCATTCATATCTGCTTGAGCCATGCCGTAAACGCGAAGCGAAGCTTGCGTCGATATGGCAGCGCCGGCCGCTTGCATGTGCATGCTCATGCGCAGCCCCGTTACCTGCAACACGTTCGCCGATGTTCCCGGGAACACGGCGTTACTCCCGGTCAGCGTGAACGTTGCCCGCAGCGCCTTGACGCTATACGTGTTCATCGTCCACGAATCCGACGGACGCTAAGTCAGCGCCCGTCAGGTAGAGCAGAACGAACTGTGCGCCGAGACCCGTGTAGTACGGCGGTTGCCCGTTGAATGTAGGCGGACCGCCCTGCGTCGCGAGCGTGTCCAGAAACATAGGCTGTCCGGTCAGCCCTTCCGGCACCGACAGATACAATTTATCCTGCAGAATCGGCGTACGGTCTAGGCAACGTGCCGTGTTTATAATCGGCGTACCGTTCACAATCAAATCAAAAAATAGCCCCGCCGCAACCCCGTACTGGTCGGTAATCGGCTGCTTTTGGTATATCGCTAATTGGCAGTTCTGCCCGTCCAAGACGATGCTTAGAGTTTGCGAAGGAACCGCGCTCAAGGGTATTTGCAACATGAGGCTAGCCTGTCGGCACTGGCGGCGTAACCGCTTGCAATGCCTGAGTCTGTACAGCCGTCGTCGGTGTCGTCGGCTGCGTGAGTCCGGTATTCTGCGTGGGAATCGCGCTCGGCTCGCTGGCGTCCGGCGTCGCGCCCGGCGTGTTACTGTACTGCGCCGTCACCTGGTTAACCTGCGTGAAGTACAATTCCACGTCGAACCAAAACGCGCCGTCCTTGCCTCGCCGCGAGAGCTCCGCGCGCGTGCAGGTAACGTCTTGATATGATTTCTCCGGCGAACGAATCGTATATAGGCTCACGTTTGATTGCGCGATAACGGCGTCGATTTGCTGCAGGAATTGTGTTCGTGCAGTCAAGTCGCCGCCCTTGACCAAAGTCACCGACGATTCGAACGGCAGCCCGACGCGGTTGTAGGTAGCGAACTGTCCGGCCTGTATCGGGAAATTCGGCACGCGATTCTCTTGCCGCCAGCCGAAATCCATGACCGAATCCGGTACGACTACCTGCGCGCCAGTCGAATCGAAAACGCCCCATACGGGCGCGGCCTGCGTGGACTGCCACAGGGCGCCTGATGTAGCCTGCGTGCCGATCGTAAGCAAGAACGCCACAGGGGCGAGAAGCGAGCGGGCTAGCTGCGGAACCCCCGGCAGCGCCGGCACGTTTGGAAATGGTGGCGTCGCCACGGTTATCGCGATACCTAGCCCGGCGCCCCATCCTTGCGTAATTATTCCGGCGCTCATGACTGCCCCTGCATAGCCTGCGACACGTCTTGCTTGCGCTGAATGGCGCCCGCGATGTGGTCGGCTACGGCGCGCGGATCGGCGTTCGGCGCGTTAACTTGAATCGTGCCGACCGTGACCGTCGTACTACGATTTCCGCCCGTCGCCGCGCCGCCCGCGGCCTTGCCGACGAGACCGGGTGTCGGGCCGGACTCGTGAATTGCGATCGCCTGCGCGAGCGCCTTAATGTCATCGGGCGTCAGTTCGTTCTTGCCAAGACGTTTGCGTACATCCGCAATGTAGGCCGGGATATTGTTGTGAACGGTGTCGCCGCCCTCATACGCCGTGATGATCGCGTCCACGGTGCGCAGACCGCGGCGCCATTTCGCGGCTAAGTCGCGCTCAAGTGCCGCCTGCCCTTCGGCCGGACTCGCGTAGCGGCGCTCGTTACCCTGTTTATCTAGGATGTTCCCGGGATTATTGAAGCGTGCGGCTTTGCTGCCCGGGGGCGGCTGGTAGCCGGTCGGCGGCGGCTGGTAGCCGGTCGGCGGCGCAACGGTCGGAACGGGCGGACCGCCCCCGCCGGAACTTGGCGCCGTTTTCGCCCCCGGCGGCGCCAGCAAATCGAGCCCCTTTCCGTACAGTTTAAACATGAAATTAAAATACTTGCCGATGACCGAACCGTTGATTAGGTCCGCCCACGCGGTAATGCTGTTGCCTATCAATTTGACTACAGCCCATATGGCTTGGAATATCTGCCCGACGCGGTCAAGCCCGCCCGTGTCTTTGAACTGCGCAAAGATTTTTGAAACAACGTCAAACACGCCCTGCACGGCGGGCGTGAGCGTCGATAGAATTTTTTGCCCTGCGCTTTCAATCTGTACGCCGATGTTGCGCCAATACTCTTGAAGCATTTGCGCCTTAGCCACGCTGTCGGCGTCAACGCTGTTATTTTTCTCGGCGAGCCGTAGCTGATCTTCGCGTTGCTTTTGCGATTGAATTAGATAGTTAATCTCTCCCTGCGCGATGCCCGCAGCGGCGAAGCGCGCCGATCGTATGGCGGTTCCCCATCCGGCGGTTTTGCGCGCCAGTTCCTCGTAAATCTCACCCTGATTTCGCAGCTTGCCGTTCGTATCAAATACGTTGACTCCGACTTGCCGCATCAAATCAAGAATAGGGCTCGTCCCCTGCCCGGACTGGAATTTAACAGCGGCATCGGTCAGCGTCTTAAACGATGCTGCTACGCTGCCGGCGTCCTGCCCCGCGTAGCGAGCGGCAAGCCCGTATTTGTTTAACTCGTGGGCGGTAATGCCGAGGGTCGCCGCCGTGCGCCCCAAGTCCGCCTCGCCCTGGTTGAGCTCGCCTAGAAATTTGGTAAACCCGGAAACCGACTCGAACCCGAGGAACAGCGCGGCCACGGTGCGGCCGACTTCTGTAAGCGATTTGGTGATAGCGTCGGCGGACTGCCGCGTAACGCGCGCGGTTTCTTTGGTTTCCTTCTCGGCAGTTTCGCGCCCTTTTTTGTAATTGGATGCGTCAAGTCCGAGTAGGACTACTAGGCTATCTATTACTGTTGCCACGTTCGGCTACCTTGCGTCGGTTAAACCCGTCGACGCCGATAACCTCGGCTAATTGAAAGCAATCGAACACGCCGTAGACCGACTGCAATTCCGCCAGCGTGGCTAGACCGCTGCTAACGATCATACCGCAAAGCGGAGGCCAATTCACATAGTCAATCAGGCCGCTCGCGCCACGTCCGCCCGCTCCCGCGGCTACGGCTGCTCCGTATTCGGGGGCGCGTCGGCCGGAGAAAAACCCGTGTGGAGCTTGAACAGCGCAACTTGGATTGTCAGGAAAGTCTTGATTTCCTGTACGGGGCAATTACCGGCGGCATCCGGGCGTAGCCCTTGCGGCGGCTGACCCGGCTTGTGTTCGTACTTCGCCTGGTCAAGCATCTCGTCTAGGAGCGGTCGTAACTCCGCATACGGAGCTCGCAGGAGGGCTGTAACGCCGAACCCGGCTAACCCCGCCCATCCGCCCGTCATAGCGCCATCGGGCAGCGTGGCGCCGCTGGCGGCGAGCGCTAGCAGCGCGCGCAGCGCCCAGTCCTGGCCGCGGTAAGCGTCCATTTCCGTCAAGATGAAAGTTTTGCCGTTATCCCGTTCGCCGTGGGCCTCCGAGCGCACGCCCGGTATCGTCAGCTTTTCAGTGCGACGCATGAATTACTCCGCGGCGTGGTGGCGCCGATTAAGTCAGAAAACTAGATGTTCGTTACGGGCGTCGATTCCCAGGTTATCTCAAAGGTTCGCGCCTCAAATATCTTTTTAGCGTCAGGAATCGGCTTGAACCGCGTGAGGGACCCGTTATTCAGCGTCCACGCTTGCCCGAGCGACGGCGACATTATCGACCCGCTAGCGGTCAAATCGTCTTGAGCGGCAATTAGCGCGCCGTTCCATTGGTCGAATATGGCATTCGCCGGGCTGTCCGCCTGCAGATGAATTAGCATTTTCACTAAATAAGGGGTAAACCCGCTCGATTTGCGACCGTCGACACCGATCTTTGCTTCTACCGGGTTCACGTCCTCGGAGCCGAACGCATCGTCCGTCGCGTATCCTTGCAGGATAACGGGACCGTCGAATACGTCCGGAACTTCTAGGACGAATTCGCTGTTTGCACTGGTAAGCGTGGCCATGATTTTCCTTAGATAACGTCAATGGACGACATGCTAATTTTCTGCACGCTGCCGCCGTCCGTGTACCAGAAATTAATGACCGGGGTTCCGCGCTGGCCGCGGACGATCGCGCCCGGGTCAAGAATCTGCAAGTACCATCCGGTGTTCTGAATCGTGGCCGTCGCGCCCGGGTCGCCCGTCGCGCTGTTGAGCGCGGCCGACTGTGTGCCGGAAAGCGTCACGCCCTTCACGATGGCGCCGAAGTTCAGGAACTGGCTGATAGGGCCGCTGTTCGCTGTCGACGTGCTGCCTACGCCGGCCGACACGGTTGAGCCCACGAGGGCCGATCGGATTAGGTTGTAGCCGCGCGAGACGTACGGTACGGCCGGCACGGTCTGCAGCAGTTCCATCAAGGCTAATTGGAACGCGGCGTTCAGTGCAATCTGATTGATGTACGTATCTGCCCACTCGAACGGGCCGGAAATCTGACCGGGCTGATTCTGTGTAAATTGCTGGTTGGCTGTCGCGTACGAGCCGTAAAAATTATATCCGTTCGCGATTAGATTACTTGCCGCAGTCTGATTCGTGACTTGCGCGGCGAGCCCCGATTGCCCGCGAAACGCGAAGGTTGTACGGCCGTTCTGCTGATTGAAATTAATCGATGCGGCAATCGCGCACTGAAACGCCGCGAGCGAGCCGCCCGTCGTGTCGTACACAGGCATAACGCCCGTGTCGCCGGCTGCGTTCACGATGTTGCCGAAACAGCCGGTTTCATTCGGTCCTTCAGTCGGCACAATACTTGAATCTTGGCACACGTACAGATAGCGGTTGAGATATGAGGGTGCTTGAAACGCCAGCGCAAACGCTTCCTTGACCGACAGCGTTTGTTCGGCGACGGTTACGAACGTTGCCCAGTTTTGGGTTTGACCCACAATGGACGCCACTAAAGCAGCAGGCGCGATTGGCGCGGCGCCCTGCGAAGTAACAGCACCGAGCGCAGCCGTCAGATTCAACCCGCTTGAGAGCGTGCCGCTATCGCCGAATCCAATCGTAGACGCCGCCCCCGTGGTTGGGCTCGTGATAACGAACGAATCACGCAGCGTGTCGTATGTGACTGTCGCGGTTCCCGCAACGTCAATCGCGCCAAGCGACACGGTACCGCTAGTGCTAACGTTCACGGTGCCCGTGCCGGCGAGTACGGTATATGTTCCAAATGACGTGATCGTCGCCGGACCGTCGACGCCAGCACCGCTCAGCACGTCGCCGATGGCGAGCGAACCCGTTACGGTTGATGCGATCGTGACGACGCCAGCCGCCTGCGAACCCGTGCCGCTAAATACCGCCGTCGCCGATTGCAGGCCGGTCTGTAGAAGTGTCGCGGCGTTCGTAAACGACGTAGCACCCGAAAGATTGATTGCCGCGGAGACGTTCACTTGCCCGTTAACGGTCACGGTAATCGTACCGGACAGTGCGTTCAGTTGCGTTAGTGTGAGTGCCGCAACCGAGCCACCACGCAAGTATGCGGCGACGGGCGCAGAATTGAATTGAACGAAATAGAGCGCGCTCGGCAGAGCCGTGCAGTTGTTGTACCCGGCAAAATAGATGTTGGCGAGCGCAGTCTCGGGCGCGTTCGGACCGAACCAAGACGACACGTTCGCGGCGCTCGCAAACGCCTGCGCAACGCCAACAGGAATCGACGGATCACCCGTCGCAAAAACCGCGTTTAAACTGAGCGGATTTCCGCCCGCGCCGAGCACGCCCGGGATGACATTCGCAAGGGCAGAGGCCGGAATTGATGCTGTCATGTCTTGATTTTCCTAGACGTACGTCACAGGGGGCACCCTGTAGAGTGTGATTCAAGTCACATAATACCCGTCCGACGCCAGAATATGCAACCTTACGGCGGCGGGGCGAACCCCGTTGGCGTAACGTCAGTGATATCGACCGGCCCAAGCACCGTTGCGTACGTTTGGGCGGTCGTCGTCACTGGGTTGTATTGAATGCGAGCGGTCACGATCCATCGGTCCTCATACTGTAGTTCGGCGTTCGTAAGCGGCGCGCGGGTCGGATCGTCCGCGTAGAGCGGTTGGCAGTATGGCGCGAGCGCGACGCAGCCGACATTATCGCGCAGCAGCGTTGTGAGGATATCGGACCATTCCGACGCGTTCGGCCCGTAGCAATCAAGTTGCACGTCAAGCTGCTGCCCTTGCTCTGCGGTAACCGGACCAGGCGCGGGGGCAATCTCGGACGTGCCGGCGTAGTTGTCGATGTTCGTCCGCAGTCGTTTCTTGGCGATTCCGGTCATGACCACGAATCCGACAGGGTACCCCGTGGGCGGGATTGTCGGCGGCATCGCGACGCGGTTCGGGTAACCTTGGACAATCTGCGCAGCCGCCAACCCAAGTTGAGTCGCGATGAAATTTCCGAGCGCCGTGTAAACCTGCGCAATAGTCGGCGTGACGGTCGCTTGCGGGGCGGGCGCGCTCACGGTCCGGTACCCGGAATTACGGTCGGCGTGTCGGTCTGCAGGCAAATTATCAGCTTGGTCCAGCCGCCGTTATTTACGTCCCACGGACCCTCAACCGGACCGACGACTTTCCAGTTTTGCACAGCCTGCCCTTGGAACGGCGCGAACTGCAGTAAGTCGCCGCCCTGACTATTCACGCGGACAATCTGTTGCGGGTTGCTGAACAGATAGCACGTGCGGAAAGTGCCCTGCAGATTCAGTCGGTCCACGTGCTTGAGTTCGTCTTTGCCTAACGGCTGAATCTGCACGACAACGGCGACGCCTGGCGCGTAGGCCGGCGTCTGCGAATAATCTGCATTACTCGTCGCCCCGAGGGACGCGAGGAACAACGCGGGCTTGTCGGCGTTCACGCTGTTGATAGCCCCTCTTACGATTCCATGCAGATTCATTTGCCGGATACCACGAAATCAGGCGCGCGCTGCATGTCGCCCGAGTCCACGAGAGGCTTATCGAATCCCTTGATTTTGATTGTCAGCGGCGCGTTTGCCGGGTCGGACCATTGCGCAATCATGTTCTCTAAATCATCACGCATGCTCTGTCCGAGCAGCGCCAGTGCTTTGCGCCCGTCGTAGTCCGTGGCTTTCAGTGCGAGCGCCAATTTGCCGCCCCATTCCTTTGAGTGCCGCTGAATCGTGGTCCGGAACGCGGGGCGCCGAGGCGCCGTCGTCGTGCCGTATTCATTCCAAAATGCCGCCTGCGCAATCGATATGACGGGCTGCACAGTAGGTGTCGCCTTGCTGCCGATGGCTTTTAGGAACCGCGCATTCGTGCGTTCGGGGTACTTCGCCCCCTCTAGGAATCCCATTTTCAGCACGCCGCCGTCCGTAATTTTCTTCTCGAGCGCGGCGAGCGCCAGCGTCATTTTCTTGCCGCCGACGACGTGATTAACCTGGGCCATTGAACCCGCCGCCCGGTCCCCACGGCCCGACACCGAATCCCCGCAACGGGTTATACGCGCCGGGCGGCGCCGGCACAAATA